TCCTAAAGTAAAAGCAGAGCAATACCTTAAAGAGGTCATGTCTCGCTATAGAAATAAACTTGTCTATGATGCGAACACTGGAGAAATCCGTGATGATCGTAAGTTCATGTCCATGATGGAGGATTTTTGGTTACCTCGTAGAGAAGGTGGTCGTGGAACTGAAATCACAACTCTTCCTGGTGGTCAAAATCTAGGAGAACTTGCTGATATTGAGTATTTCCAAAAGAAACTTTATAGAGCACTTGGAGTTCCAGAATCAAGAATTGCTGCCGATGGTGGATTTAATCTTGGTCGTTCTTCAGAAATTCTTCGTGATGAACTTAAGTTTTCTAAGTTTGTTGGAAGACTGAGAAAGCGTTTTGCAAACATGTTTAATGACATGTTGAGAACTCAATTGATTCTAAAAAATATTTGTACTCCAGAAGATTGGGATCAAATTAGTGATCATATTCAATATGATTTCCTTTATGATAATCAGTTCGCAGAATTAAAAGAAACCGAAATGATGAATGAGCGTTTAGGAACGCTTGCAACGATTGAACCTTACATCGGCAAATTCTATTCAAATGAGTATGTTCGCAAGAAAGTTCTTCGTCAAACTGATGCTGAAATTATTGAAATTGATGAACAAATTCAAAAAGAAATTGAAGATGGAATTATTCCAGACCCCAATGCCATTGATCCTATAACAGGAGAACCATTACCTGCAGAGGGTGGTGATATTGGAGAAATGGGAGATGTTCCGATGGAACCAGAAATTGATGGTGGCATCACTGATGCAGAGATGCAAAAAGATACTAAAAAAGCAGAGATATAAATAACTGAATAGGACTTATATTAATTTTTATGGAAGAAATTGTAGATTTGATTGCTGTTGATTCTTCAGCAGCAGAAGTCAGTGATAAAATTAAAGATCTTTTATACACAAAAGCAACTGAAAGGATTGATAATCTCAAACCAGAAGTTGCATCTTCTATGTTCGGTGAAGTAGAACCTGAGGACCAATCATCATCTGAGGATCAAGAATAATGGCACATAAACCGGTAGGAAGCGGAGTATCCTTTGCTGCTTCTGCAGCAACAGCGACATCTGGTATCATGACTCATTTTACCGATACTGTTAGGATAACTGCTTTTGGTGGAGATGCACATGTTGTAACTGGGATTGATCCTACTTCATCCAAATTTGACTATTATATTCCAACAGGTACTTCGGCAACACTGAGTATTGGAAGACCAAAATCGCAAAAAGTTGTTGGTGTCACAACTGGTGCTACTACAACTATTGATTTTCCTGCAGGAAGTGGAAGTCCATTCGAAGTTGGAGATAAAGTTCAACTGACTGGAATTGTTCCTGCCGGTGCTAATGGTGGTACTTCAGGAATAGGACTTACAGTTCTTTCAGTTCTCAATGGTTCTTTCAGTAGTAATTCTAACGGAGATCCTGGATATTTTAGCACTAGACTTACTCTTGCACACAACACTGCTAGTGTAGGACCAATCACTGATGGTGAGGGTGAACTGAGAGATGTTTTCCAAGTAGCAGCAGTCGGAACTGCTTCGGGTGTATATGTCCAACAAGTTCAAATTACCGGAGTAGCCTGATGAAATTAATCACGGAAGAAATTTCTAGCGTCAAATTTGTCACCGAAGGCAAAGGTTCTAGTAAAAAAATGTATATTGAGGGGACTTTCCTTCAGGGCGAAATTAAAAATCGCAATGGAAGAATGTATCCCGTTTCAACTCTTGCAAAAGAAGTTGGAAGATATAACGAATCATTCGTCAATAAAGGACGTGCTCTTGGAGAACTTGGACACCCCGATGGTCCTACTGTCAATTTAGATCGTGTTTCTCATAAGATTGTTTCTCTCCGTCAGGAAGGAAATAATTTTGTAGGTAAAGCACAACTGCTTGATACTCCGATGGGTAAGATTGCAAAATCACTTCTTGATGAAGGTGTGATGCTTGGCGTCTCTTCTCGTGGTATTGGTTCCATTAAAGAAGATACTAATGGTGTCAAAGTTGTAGGTGAAGATTTCATGTTGGCGACTGCTGCTGATATCGTTGCCGATCCTTCTGCACCTGATGCATTTGTATCGGGAATTATGGAAGGAAAAGAGTGGATTTGGGAAGGAGGAATCCTTCGCGAACAACTTGCAGAAAGAACACAACAAAGAATTAATACTCTTGTCTCTCAAAAAAGACTTGAGGAACATAAGTTGGAGTTATTTAATAATTTCCTCTCAAATCTTTAAATTATAAATAAATATAGATTAATACAATCATGTCTAATCAAATGTCCGTTGGTAGCAATTTACAAGAAATGGAAAACGTAGTAACTAAAAACGCTGCGCCTGGAGAACCAATGCAGAAGTTAACCACAGGTGGTACTCCTGCTACGTATGAGGATCTAGGCGGGCCGACCCCAGAAAACTCTAGACCCGATGACGATTCTAACAAACTCGCCACTCCTGGTGCATCTCTCAAACAAGTCAGAGATGTTGTAAACAAAGGTGCTAAACCTGCGGAAACTGCAAAGGGCATGAAGGAAGAGGAAGCTGAAGTAGAAGTAGAAGAGGATCAAGAAATTGTATCCGAAGAAGAAACAACCGAAGAAGAAGTAGTCTCCGAAGAAGAGACCACTGAAGAAGAAGTTGTTGCCGAAACTACTGAAGATTCAGAAGAAGCAATTGTCGAGGAAGAAGTAATTGATGTCGAAGAAGACATTAATGCTTTAATTTCTGGCGAAGAACTTTCCGAAGAATTCCAAGAAAAGGCACGCACTATCTTTGAAGCAGCAATTAGAACTAAAATTGCAGAAATCAAAGAAGAGATGAAGTCTGAGTATGAGAATTCTCTTGTAGAGGAAGTTGCTGCTGTTAAAGCAGAACTCTCCGAGCGTACCGACGCTTATCTTGAGTATGTTGCTGACGAGTGGATTTCTGAAAATCAACTCGCAGTTGAGCACGGTCTTAAGACCGAAATGACCGAATCATTCCTCACTGGAATGAGAGGACTTTTTGAAGATCATTATGTAACTATCCCTGAAGAAAAATATGATGTAATTCATAGTATGGTAGAAAAACTTGATGAAATGGAAGATAAACTCAATGAGCAAATCAATAAGAACGTTGCTCTAAACAAAAGATTATCAGAATCGGTTGCCGATGTAATCCTTGCGGATGTATCAGAGGGTCTTGCTCTCTCCCAAAAGGAAAAACTCGCTTCTCTTGCTGAAAATGTTGAGTTTGAAAGTGAATCTAACTATCGTGAAAAACTGGCAACGCTGAGAGATTCTTATTTCTCTGCTAATCCCAGCGCACAAAGAAACCATTCAGAAAATATTTCTGAAGGTGCAGAAGGAGGACATCAACCAGAAGTATCTGGATTGATGGAATCATATCTTCAGACTCTGAATAGAGTTTCGAAAAAGTGATTTTTTAAATTATTAACAACAAACAAAACAAAAAAATTTAAGAGGCAAAATTCAAATGCAAATGTTCAATGCCGAACAACTGCAGGAGAAGTGGGCACCAATCCTTAATCATGATGGTCTTGGAGAAATCCAAGATCCTCATAAGAGAATGGTTACCTCAGTTCTTCTGGAGAACCAAGAAAAAATGCTTAGAGAGGAATCTGAATTCCTCGGAGAAGCAGCTCCTACTAACTCCACCACTGGTGGTTCTGGAGCAATCAGTAATTTCGACCCCGTTCTGATCTCCCTGATCAGACGCTCCATGCCTAACCTGGTCGCTTATGACCTGGCTGGCGTTCAACCGATGAACGGTCCTACGGGACTGATCTTCGCAATGCGCTCCCGCTACGCTTCTCAGAGTGGCACAGAAGCATTCTACAACGAAGCAGATACTGCATTCTCTGGTCAGAATAACGCCTTCGGCCTGACCGGTGGAATGACCCAGGAACCTGTTGGTTTGGGTACTACCAACCAGAAAGGAAGCAACCCTGGTGCTCTTGACGGTACATTCCCTGCAGTTGGCGATCAGGAAACCTACAACGTAGGTAACGGAATGACCACCCAGAATGCTGAAGCATTGGGTGATGGCACGTCTAATGAGTTCAACGAGATGGCTTTCTCGATT